ATCCACATTGTGATGATATTTGATTGACTTCTATTTTACTCATTAAATTATTACCAATGTTCCTGTTACTGTGATTGTATTAGGGAAAGTGACTGGACCAGCGAGAACCGCTGACTCAATTACGATTTCTTTATTATTAATAGTTTCAGCGTGAGTATAAATCTGTTCTGAACCAGGTTTGTTTCCGATATAAATTATATTATATAAACTATCCATTTTTTATTCCTTATGCACTAATTGAATCAACTACACTAACATACGCATCAGCTGCACTTGCAGTATCAGACTGTACTTTTAATACATCTGTATCCTGCATTACAAATTTAGCACCACCTGATACAAGCTCTACTGCGCTTGATGGTGGAATACTTAAATCTTTTGCAATATATCTATCTGTGGATCCTGTTACGGAAACCCAAACTGATATAGTTATAGCTGAAGTTAATATGTTTGCAATTCTAATTCCAATTACTGCATCATTTGAATTTGCTGTAAATACAGTAGTCGCAGAGTTTGTTACTGTTGCGCTGTATCTAGTAAAATCTTGTGCCATATTTTTCTCCTTTAAAGTGCGATTGCCATTGCTACAGCAAAACCATTACTTGCTGCACCAACAGGTGTGTCTGTTGAATCTAAATAAACTGCTTTACTTGCTGGTAGTGTACAAAATACATCTTTTGTTCCACCTGTAAAATTAACTGCTGCATCTGAATTAGAACTGGAGATAACTGTAGTTCTAGTTAAGTTTGCAGATGTTGCATCTAAAGTTCCAAGACCAACTTCCCATTCTGTAGTCCCTTGATTAAAAATTGTATAATAAGTTGTATTATTATTTCCAATTCCTGTTGCAAAAGATTCAAAACCAGTTTGTGCTACACCTAATGCAAATGCACCTGTGCCTGTAGTTGTACTTGTTACTTTTACTCTGTCGTTAATTACCAACGCCATAAATTTTTCCTTTGTTATTAACTCATACTAATAATAGCATTAGCCGGTGTAGCTGCATCAGGAAACGCAATAGTGAAATCACCATTCGTTGCTGTCTTCGCTCCGAAAAAATCTAAAACTACTACTAATCTGTTTTGTGTACCATCGACTGTTGAGTTATTGTAAATTGCTGCGTAAGACGCAGTGAATGTAGCAGAACTCCAAGTCACATTGTCAAAGTCTACTGAAGCGACGGCTGTTGTACTTGCAACTGCTTGGTTCGCTAAAGTTTTAACAACATAGTTAGTACCACCTGTTGTATCTACTTCACCATTACCTGTTCCTGCTAAGTATACTGTGCTTGCAGTTGTGTATGGATTAGTTGTATACAAAGATATATTAAAAGTATTTCCTCCAGTAGCAAGATCGTGTTGCGCTGAAAAGAGAGCACCTCTAAATGAAAACGGTATTATGTTAGCCATATTTTTTTATCTCCTTATTAACTTGATGGTGGTTTTACGTTAAGTTGAGCCCGAACTTCACCATCTTGATATTCGTCTCTACGTCTGATACCGATTTGCTCGATAGCATACGATTCTAAAGCTTCTTTATATTGTCCTGTGTAGTATTGTAACATATCTGCAGGACCTTTCAAGTACCCATATGCATTTACTAGACAAGCATAGAGAAGTAAATCTTGGTATTTATCGGATAGGTAAGTACCTCCAGTATCTACTAAAAGACTAGTAGGTTCTTTATCATAACAAAGAGTAATTTCATAGGTTTTATCTGGTGTTGGGGCCACTACCCAATACTCTTCATCCCAGTTAGCATAATGTATTGGAATATCTACCGATTGAGTTGCTGGAGTAGAATAGTATTCTGCAATATAACTAGTGTCTTTTTGTTCTAGGTAAAATTGATTTCCAGTTGAATCTTTTAATTGAACATATCTAATTGCTCTTAGGTCAGCTGGAATTGTTACATATCTATTTCCAACAATTAAACTAGATGTTGCATAAAATACATTTTGATCAGTATCTATTGCTCTAGTAATTCTGTTTTCTGCATTTCCTATAATTCTAGATAAAATTGCGTCTGTTAAAACATTATCTCCTACTTCAGTATAGCTTCTAATGTCTGATTGTAATTCTGCTAAAGTATATGCCATTATCCGTTTACGACTCCTAGTACTACTGGACCAGCAGAACAGTTTGCTCCACCGCCTGCAATTCCTCCTGTTGTAGCATTACTTGTGCTAGTAATAAAGAAATAGTTTTCAGGTGTTGTTAAAATTTCTGTTGGATTAGAATTAGGTGCTGTGATTACAGAACCGTCTGATTGTTTTTGTCCAACTGTTATTGTAAAACCATTTACATTATTTAAATCACTTACATTATCAAAAGTTGGAATGTCTGCAAAAGATTGTAAATTAGTAGCATCTGCTCCACCTGATCCTGGAGTTATTACTTCAGGTGCTCCTCTAAATCTTACAACATCTCCTGTACTTCTTTGATGATTTTCTGAATAAATATTTACAAAAGTTACTCCACCAGAAATTACAGTTGTAAAAGAATTGTTGTCTAATAAAATTAAACTAGTGGCTGATGCTGGTTGTGGTCTTGGATTATATAAAGCTTGTGGGTCTGACCCTGCTGGTTTAGGTTCAAGTTGTGGTTGTTTTGCTTCATATTCTGAAATGTGAACTAAAGAACCATTCCATTCTCTAACCATTTCAGTATATGGAAAAGCCATTCCAGATCTATCTGAAATTGCTAATGATCTTTTACCTAACGCATATCTACCCATTATACACCGCTCCCATAAAATGTTTGTGGTGTAATAAATGTAGAAGTTCCTTGGTTGTCTGCATCTAAAGCTCTTAGTAATTCACTTTCATATCTTCTCTCTAACTCTTGACTCATTTCTGGAGAAACTTTTAAACTTAAATAATATGCAAGACCTGACATCATACAAGGATAGAATCTGTTAACAACATCTGCTGTATTATTGTAAGCTCCTACATCTTGAATTTTAGATAAATAATAAAAACAAAATTGAAAATTACTTGGTGTGCTTGCACTTGATACACTTGCACTTGGTGTAGTATATAAAAAAATACTTGGATTTAATTTTCTATCTACATAATATTGTGAAGGAGTTCCTTGTGCTAATTTATTAGGGGTTTGTGAATAAGTTGATCTATCTATTTTAGTAAGTGCAATATCTTGTGGTGCTGTTGGTGTAGAATTATTTCTATAAAAAGCTTCTAATACATCACTAATATCTCCTGGAAAGTTTTGAGTATCTGCTGCAAAATTGTATTCCGCTTGACCTTGAACTAATGGAACTTTAGCAAGTTTTATTTTCCATAAATGAATTCCTCTATTACCCCATTCTTGAAACATAATATTTAAAGAACGTCTTGCACTTCTTAATTGATAACCTGTTCTCGCTCCTCTAGTTCCTGTTCTTTCATAAGCTTCCTCAATAATTTCATCCATTTGTGGATTAAATTCAGTAGTCTCTGAAGTAGGTGAAATAGTTTGAGCAGTATTACCCATACCGCTATGATTGATACAATAATAAAATAACACCGGAGCGCCGGTTGTTCTAACAGGTGCAACATTAATAGTTGTATTTGCACCAGCACTTCCTGCAGTTCCTGTTGTTGTTACGCCTGTTGTATAATTTGCAGCAGGATCGTTATTAGCATTTGAAGAAAATGCTAAAGTATGAGTGGCATTAGAACTATCCGATTGATCGAAAATATAAGTATTTCCTTCTTGTAAATAAAGGACAGGACTTACCTCACCGTTAATAAAAAATTTATTACCAGTTCCATAGGCATTAGTGCCACTTGCGACAGTGACTGTGTAAGTAATAGTCGCCATTTTTTATCCTACGTAAAGGTTATAGTAACACCAGTAGTATTAGTTAAATCTAAATAAACTCCTGAGTCAAATAAAATTCCAGAACCTGGAACATAAACTTCTAAACCTTCTGTGTTAAACTTGTATTCAGCTATTAAAGGATCTGTATTTGAAGTTCCATTATATAATTTAATTACTGAACTAGCCACACCCGCTGCTTGAATAGAAGTAATTCTTGCTCTTTGAGTTGCAGGAACTAATTGTCCATCTCCTGTTGCGTGGGCTACTAGTTGATCACTTGAGTATGATGCCATTTTTTCTCCTTAAATTTTATGTGGGCCGAAGCCCACATTAAATTAATTAATTAATTATACTGCTGCTATACCAGTCGTAACGTCGATGAAGCTAGTTCCATTGTAGAAACAAAGTGATCCAGTAACGCCTGAACCAGTTGCATCAGAAATGTAAATAACTAAACCAGTCGCTGGACTGTCAATAGCTGCTGCTTCTGTTAATGTGTATGAAGGTGCAAGAAAACCATTATCTGATTTTACTGGACCTGAAAAAGTAGTTTGTGCCATTTTTATTCTCCTAGTTTTTTTGAACGTAGTCTCTAGGCCGTCGACTATACGCGTCTACATTCAAATTAATTTATGTATAGTGTTTAGAATATATACTAGTTTTGAATAGAGTGCAAGAGATCCTACAGTGTGGAGTGATTTTTTCCAACGATGTAGCTTTTGTTTAAGTAGCTACAGAAACTTCTGGAGCAACGCTTTCTACGTTGTTTTTTAAGTGAGCAATTCTAGCTTCTTCAAGCTTAATATCAGTGATGATTTGTTTGACTTTGTCGTCAATTCTAACCATCTCAAGAGTATATCTGTTATTATCCAGATGCTCCTG